GCAAGAAAGTTTAAATAATGACACAAAAACTCAATATAGATATTGTAGCAAAAGATAGATCGAAACAGGCTTTAAATTCAGTTCAAGGTGCATTATCAAGATTAAAAGGTGCAGTTTTTAATTTACAAAACGCTTTTATAGGTTTGGGTGCTGGACTTGTTGCAAGAAATTTAGTTAATACAGGAAAAGAATTAGAAAATTTACAAGTAAGATTAAAATTTTTACTTAAAGATACAAACGAGGGTGCAAAAGCATTTGATAATATGACTAAATTTGCATCTAAAGTTCCTTTTTCACTTGAAGAAATACAAGCTGGTGCTGGTATTCTTGCAACAGTTACAGATAATGCTGATGAATTACAAAAAATGTTAGAGATAACAGGAAATGTTGCATCTGTAACAGGATTAGATTTTAGAACTGCTGGAGAACAAATACAAAGATCATTTAGTGCTGGTATTGGTAGTGCAGATATTTTCAGAGAAAAAGGTGTTAGAAATATGCTTGGATTTAAAGCTGGTGCTACAGTTTCTATTGAAGAAACAGTAGAAGCATTTGAAAGAGTTTTTGGTAAAGGTGGAAGATTTGGCAAAGCTACAGATGATTTGGCAGAAACTTTTACAGGAACTTTATCAATGATAGGAGATAAAATATTTAGTTTTAAGAAAACTATATTAGAAGCTGGTTTGTTTGAAAGTCTTAAAAAAGAGTTTGGTGCATTAGATAAATTTTTAGAAGAAAACTCAAAACAAATAGATCGTATAGCAACTGATATTGGTATTGCTTTAGGTTTTGCAATTAAAAAAGTTGCAGATGCAGTAATTGTCATGAAAAACAATATGAATACTTTTGTTACATTAATACAAATATTAATATCTGTTAAAGTTGTTACACTATTTACTAACCTTGCAGTAGCAGTAACCAATGTTGCTAAAGCTATGATGTCATTTGGCTTTGCTAGTTTATTTACAAAAGGTAGTTTATTAGGAATTGCAAAAGCTATAGCTAAAGGTGGTGCAATATTTTTAGCATTTAAAGGTATGGAGAAATTATTTGATGACATGAAAGATGGATTTGAAGATTTTGCAGATAGTGTAAAAAATACTTTACCTGATGCAAGAGATTTACACAAAACAATGATACGAACAAAAGAATCAGTAGTAGATATTGCTAAAGTAGAAGAAGCTATTGCTAAGGCAAAAGAAAAAGAATTAAAATTACAAAATTTCTTACTGCAAGAAGCAAATGAAAAAAGAATAAAATTCCATGAATTAGAAACAGAGGGTGTTAAAAAATTTAAAGAACAAAATGATATTCAAGGTCAAGTATTACAAAAAATAAAAGAACAAAATGCAGAGTTTTCTTTATCATCAGAAATAGTTAGTACAATAACATCTTTTACAAGTAAAATTTCAAGATCAATAGCAGAAGCAGTAGTGCTTGGTAAATCTTTAAATATGTCATTTAAAGAATTAGCAAGAGGAATAATGGTTGATGTTTTAGCTAAAATGATTGAAAGAATAATGTTACTTACAATAGAAAAATTTATTATAGAAAAAATATTTAAACAAGATACTAAAAAACTACAAAATGAAAAAAACATCACAAAAGAAAAACAAAAACAAGTTGTACTACAAGCTATGCTTTTAGCATTAGGTGGTGGTGGTGGTGGTGGTGGATTTAAACCTTTTGCTAAAGGTGGTGCTGTATCAAAAGGTCAACCAATCGTAGTTGGAGAACAGGGTGCTGAATTGTTTGTACCTAATCAAACAGGTCAAATACAACAATCAGCAAGAGGCACAGGGGGTGGTGCTACAACAGTTAATTTTAATATCAACACGGTAGATGCTTCTGGCTTTGAAGAATTATTAGTTAGATCAAGAGGAACTATTACACAATTAATTAATAACGCAGTTAATGAAAGAGGGAGTAAAAACTTAATCTAATGTCAGGTGCTTTTCCAATATCTACTGCTAAGTTTGAATCT